TGCTGAATCGAAATCACATTATATACAGAAGACGCTGTTCCCACTTCATCTATGACCGTTACCGACGTATTCGTCAAGGGTAAAGTGCCCGCCGCGTTCTGGCTCATCCTGTTATGGAGAGCCGCCACTTTGACATACCCATCAACTGGCCCCGCGCTTCGAATCCTCGTTTGAATGCCAAGCTTTTCGGCCAGCAATCCGGTGGCCATGTTACGGCCTTGATCAACTCCTGCCGTGTCGCGGATGCTAACGCAGTTATCAGGGGCGTCAGGCATCGAACCCACATAAATGGGCCAAGCCGTCACGCCATCCGGATCTACAACAAGGCCACCAAGATCAACCAACAATTGTTGAATGATTCGGGCGACATCATGATCTAATTGTCCGGTCATTTGCTATCTCTTAAACAATGCTTTGAGTTTTGCCATCTCACGGGCATTGCTTTTGGTTTGGCTTCCAGCGGAGCCGCCGCTTTTCGAATCCTCGTAAATGCTTTTACCTACCACAGATTTACCAAGATCAGTCAGTTTGTACCCGGTGACTTTCGGTCCATCCGTTTCCTGGGTAATCCATTTCTTTTTATAGGCTTTAGTTAAAGCCTTCAAATCAGAAGACGACGCTGTGGAACCAAATCCGCTTTGACCAGTTGCTTGGATAGTTTCCAAAATATTATCAATTTGTGGCGTTAACCCGCTCGGTGGTTTGGCCGCCCCGCCCCTAGATTTTTTACCATGGCCGCCCGGATGGTTTTCTACGATTTCGCCGGTAAATGGATTGGTGACTATCATTTCTTTTTCCCACCCGCCAACCGTATCACCTCGGATTTAACAAAAGCCTCCTGCGCCGCCGCGTTCGCATCCATTTCAACCGCCGTATAAGCCGAAGCCTTCAATGCTGAGGTGTCCACTGGAACCAACAACTGCGCTTCCCGTTGAAGCCGGCGGCCAACCACTAGCAACGCCTTCTCCAACCCGGCTGCATACGACCCGCTCCTCGACGCCGATTTGTATACTTCCCTAAGGATCCTCTTAAACTCACCGAGGTGAGTTTTAGTGGGTTCCTCTAAATATTTAGCTTGTCCGACTGGGTGATTCGCGTTCATGTCCTCGTGAACAACCAACGCGTATCTTTGTGAAAATCCAACCTGGATTACCCGCTTGGCCGGACCTGTGGGCAACATACCACGAAGCGTAGCTTGAAGCTCTGTCAGACCCTCGACCGTTGGCATCAGCTCACCGTTGGTAATGTGCCACGAAACTTCTGAACCTGAACATCCCGCTTAATATCCCGCCCCGAAATATCAGTCATTTCATTGGCCCCGACGACTTCAGCGAGGCCCGTGCTTTCCGTTATCGGATTCGGTAAATCCGCAAGCTTGCCGAGCCACATAATACTGCCCTCAGCAATGGCTTGGTCTACGTGAACGGTGCCACTTGACGAGGACGGGGTGCCGTCCTCGTTGATTGTGCGTGTGAGTCCCTCTTCCCATCTCGCGTCGATTTCAACCGCCGCACTGACTTCCTTTTCGCCGTATCGGCTGATAGTGCCGTTGGCCGCCCATAGGACAGCTTTCTGATATAGGCTATCGCGTTCGACTGGAGGCATTAGTCTTTGTATTTTACAATGTGGGCGTTACCGCCCTTGATATCTACCGTCAATCCTTTGCCCATCTTAGCCATTTTAGTGGCTAATCCTTTGAAATCTTTGTTGCCCGGGATGTTCACCCCGGAGCCTGACGCGACCTGACTCTCGCCGTAAACTACCAATGATTTAATCCCGGAAGGCGCCCGGCCTATGCCGACTTCAACATTATTCTTATCGGCGAAATCTAGCATCTTGTCCACATCGCCGGCCACGATATTCGTACGTTTCTTAGCGCCGCTTTTGGATTTCTTCCCATGGCCACCTGAATGGTTTTCGGTAACCATTGATAGTGCGTTTCTGGTCTGTTCAATCTCACGATGGTTTTTAATTATATTCATGCTTGATCGCCAGTCCTTTCGCTCTCATCATTTTTATACCGGGTTCCCAACCAAACCATCCCCGCCGTCTTTTTGCCTTCAACGGCCTGCTTCGACAGCTTAGCGAGCTCCCCCGTCCGGTCAAGAAGAAGAGCCGTTTGGCCGTATTGGGTCGAGTTGAGTACCATTGCGGTTTGACCTTGGAATCCGCCCGAAGCGCCGCCCGTACTCTTGTTCTGCTTGAACTGGTCAGAATGGCCATAAAAATGGGCTGATAACCAACGCTCGACAAGTTCCAAATCCGTAGAACTTAGGATGCTATCAGTATCAGCCGTGGCCACCGCTTCGACCAACGAATTGGCCGTCGCGATGAATGCCGTCAACGACGGGTTATTTTTATTATCGTATTGTTTGCCCTCGATCAAGATGGCCTTGACAAGGGCTTCATTTGTCCTAATCGCCACGGGTATCCCCAAAGGAGTCCAAGGCAAACTCAATCGCGTTAATGATGCTCTCGCGGCTTTCCACGTCAAACAAATCCACTGGTGGGTTAAATTTTGCAGCTAAATCTAACAGCTCTGCGTCTGACTTTGACCTGAGGTCGAGGCTCTCTTTAACGGGATCGCCGCCGCCCGTCCTTAGCTTCTCGTTTTCCGCCTTCAAAGCATCAAGCTCCGCCAGGATAGCCGCGTTCCCTGGCGTTGGGACCATTCGAGTAAGATTCTGGAATTTTTCACTCCCGAACCTTGCCTCAAGGTCGATATAGTTTTCGACTATATCCGTTTCGTCATTTGAATTGTGGGTCGTCGTTCTCAGCTCTTTGCCCAGGCCTTTACAAGGGCGACAATACCGACCGCCCTCGGTTTTGCCGGTTCCTTCACAAGGTGGACAACCCGCGCCGGTAGGCACGGATTGCTGGTGACTACCGCGAAGCAACTTAAATTTCAACATTTCAGGCATAATCTCGCTCCGGTAAAATCAATAAAAATGGAGGCGCCCGGGGTGGCGTCTAGCAAGCCGAAGCCTGCATCCACCACCCAGGCGCCATAAATCCTAGACCTTACGTCTAGGCTGTCGTGGCGTGACAGATGCCACAATTGTCATCATAGTCAGGCGTGATCAGCGGAACCTGAATCGCCATGACTTTGAAGTTCGTCCGCATTCCGCCCATGGACGGCCATTGAACGGTGTTGATGTCCATTCCGTTGACAGCTTGCACTACCTCGGAAGTCATCGAAACCACCAACAAGGTGAACGTGTTGGTGAGGAAATCAAGGCGTCGTACGTCCCGAATCTCATCGATTTCTCGGATTCGGTTACGCAGGGTTTTGCTACCCGCGTCGGCCGCCGTTGAGTAATCGTCATCGAGGTAAGTGTCCCAATCGGTTGAATGGTACACCATGAACGGACCGTAAAACTTCTTGGCTCGTAGGAGATCCAAGATGGCCAGAACATCGCCGACGGTCGTTTGTGCGGTCCAGCCGCCAGCCGTCGGTGCCGTGAGGTCAGTCTTCGTAATACGCGCCGGGTGGTTGGTGTATCCATACACACTACCCGCGCGACCGTAGGCGAGGCCTGCAGTTCCGCTCGCGGCGTTACCGAGAGTCGGACCCGTGATCATGCCGATGAGCGTCTTCTCGACGCTTTCAGCAACCCTGCGTCCCGCCGCTTCCGCCATACGAGTGTTCAGCGGAGTTCCGTTCTTTCGCGAGATGGCCAACAACCGCTCGGGGAACCAGAAGTCCGAGTGGGTGATCGGCATGGGCAAGCCTTCCAGCTTGAACAGGGGCTGATCGGAGCGGCCTTCGGTCATACCGTCAAAATCGACAACGGCTTCACCGGGGTCGCTCATCGTTTGGTATTCGAGCACCATGGTGCTCATACCGTCGAACCCGCCGAACGAGCTCGCGCTCATCAGGTCGGACCAGGCCCGCAAGCGTTCACGGAACGCGAGGCGAACGATAGTGGACAAGGTGATCCACTGTTCCTTGGTAAGGACGGTGGCATTGTTGACCAATTTGGACATGCCATGATTCATGATCAAATCGGGAACAAGCCGCTTCTCGAAAATGGGGAACCTTTTCGGAATGCCACCGGCATTCACAATGAGTTCGCCATTATTGTTCCGCTTCGTCTCCTGCCGTCCGGTGTTTACCAAGACGCAGTTGTTCCCCTTGGCATCGAAGAACGGACGCATGAGTCCCGTGTCGTATCGCACATCGGCAACCATCTCGCCCACCGGGCCGTGGCCTTTGCCGTTGAGGATAAAATCTTGTGGGGCAACAAACATCAGTGGTATCTCCTTGAAATTTTAGTTTCCTTTGGCATCGTCGATCAGGCCGCCAGTTTAGTGGCCGGTGTAAAAAACATGACAGTGGGTATCGGCAGTGATAGCCGCCAAAGTCTCAGCAACAACGAACGGCTCGCTTTCGGGAGTTCCCGACGTTGCAATGACAAGGCCGAGCGTATCGACGATGAGCTTATCGCCAATGGCGAAGGCATCAGCCGTCCCCGCTTGATTCTGCAACAGGACCTGAAGTTCGTCGCCGTTGCTCGGAACGTAAAGAGAGCAATATTCACTTGCGACGTGCGCGTCCGTTTTCGTCTTGCCGAGCTTCCAATTCTCGAGCAAAACGGCGATCATGATTTGATCACCGTCCGACGCAGGCGTGGCCGCACGCCAGCTATGCTTGCCCGCAATCGGTTCCGTCGCCGGAACGATTTCCATAACGGTGCCGGGTACAGACGTATCAGTAATGATCCCTTCAAGGAATCGCCCAGCTGGGGCTCCACTGATGACGATCTTGTTATGCGTTGACATTACAACTTATCTCCGTAATTATTTTCGATGTGGTATATTACGAGGCCTAAACAGAACTGGGTGTTAGCTCCAGTCCATTTCTTCGGGGACCATATCGGCGTCTTCGTTCGCAAAGTCAGCGCCTTGATTTTGAACATACCCTGGCACGCCTGCGTAGTTTTTGATCAGCACGCCAGCCGGTTGCGCGTCATCTTCGTTCGTCGCGAGGCTTGCCATGCCCTGCAAAACTTCGACGGATTGGTCGCTCAGGAACTCATCCGTGAATTGGTTGTTTTCATTCGCCGTAATGCGAGTGACAAGTTCATCCTTCTGGCGTTGCTCGAATGCCATTGCGTTGTTGACTACCGAACGAACTTCGGGCGGCGCTGCGGCGAGCCACTGGTCCGCCGTTTGTGGTTGGTTTTGGGTCACGTCTCCTCCTCCGTTTTGGTTTTTCAGAAATGCGGGGACCTTGACTTTTTTGGATTTGGCCTTCGGGGCGTCATCGTCGTCATCGTCGTCATCGTCATAACCGGCGTCAGTCTTTTTCTCTCCGGTCTTGCCTTTGCTTTCCCCATGGGCAGCCGTGCCACCCGCGCCGCCGTGTCCATTACCTGCCAGCATAATAGCATTGACGGTCAAAATGCGCTGCGAATTCAACGCCACAAGCTTCGTCTCCGGCAAGGTGTCCAAAGCTTCCCGATCAGCCTCGACCCAGGGGCCTGCTACGCTAATCCCCTCATTGTCGATGAGTCTATCAACGATTTCGTTCTTTTGTTCAGTGGACAATGCCATTATTGATGGCTCCTTTATTGACATAAACTTCCCACCCGTCCTACACAATTAGGACGGGCACATCGTCCCGCGATTTTTTGTCACAGGATTCACATTCACAATCAGCTCCACAGGAGCCTTCATTTGGTATAAGATTCGCCCAATCGCTATTTCCTAAGAATGATTTCTCAGATTCCCGCTTAATCTTCTGTACAGCTTGATATTCCTTGGATGTGTATAATCGCTTCTCGACCGCGTCGCGAATGCCCAAAAGTTTATCTTCACTTGCTTCTGACATCCGTCCGTCGAGGGTTTTGTCGATCATACCTACAAAATTATCGTTTAATTTTTTCTGCAGGGGCGTCATTTTAGCGCCGCCCTTTGCCGCGCCGCCGCCTTTGGATTTTTTGCCGTGCCCGCCTGAGTGATTCATGGCCGGTGACTCGGCCACTTTCAAAAACCATTGACGATCATCACAACAACCGCACTTGTTCGAAACCAGTTCGTACCAAGGCTTGCTGTTTTCGTACCAAGGCTTGCTGTTTTCGATCAACTCTTCACTGGATTCTTCGTACTCTTCCTCATTGAGGTTAACGCCGCAGCCATGATCGTTTGAGCACGCGCCCTTCTTATCGGGCAGGATGGCCAAGTGGTCAGGTCGGTAGTTCCGCGCAACCGCGACGTACGGTGTCCCGTTATGGATCGCATTGTCGCCGTTTTTCACCGGAATATTATCCGTGAACAAACCGGTCGATACTTCCACAGGCTTGCCGGATTCTAGGCGAGTCAGAAGATCCGGGTCCAGTTTTCGGACCTGATCAATATCAAACCAAGCCTCGGCGCCGAGCGAATCCCCAATACGAGAATTGAAAACTTGGCCCAGGCCAAATTCTCGGAGGATAACGGGCGAACGCGCAGAAACGGGATTTCCGCTTTTATCAGAAGGATGATTACGAACCAGCGGGATGCCGTTCCACGCATCATAATCTTTACGAATCTCTTCCATTGGATAAAGAAGTGGACCCTGGGAACCGTTCAGAACCCCGGGCACAATCATATTCACCGCCGCGACGAGATACTCCTTTTTGTTTAGAGTCTCGCGTCGGACGATTCCGAGATTCGATGTGAATTGTTCGAGTATCATAGTGGGACGAGTTTAGGGTAACACCCACAATACATCAAACGGATGAGGTGGAATTAATTCAGTTACGCACGGCCGTCGTTAGCAGATGCGAGATTTCGCACTAGACGGTAGACGCAGCCGTTGTCAGTTCGGCTGCAGAACAGATCGTAACCGTTTGAGATCTTCTTCCGAAGTCTCGAAATATGGACTCGCAAAGTATTGCAATCCGTGAAATCACCTATGGCGGCGAGTAGTTCTTTTTTGGAATGGTCCCGCTGATCGCCCAGGAGGCTTAGTATCCGCTGCTCAGTGGGGGTGAGATCCGATTCAATCATGATTGGGGCTTGATAATACTCTTGGGTCGTTTTTTGCCTATTCGTCGTGTCCCGCCCTGCCATTTTGTCCTACGTCTTCGCTCGGCCATTTTCATCTTCGATTTGGGTCTCTCTGCCCGGAGTGAATCCTGGATAGCGCTTTGAATCCTGCCTTGAGTTTTTTTCTGACCCTCTTCCGATTCGCCTACGTTTGCAGGTATCCATGAACACATGCAGTTAGGGTGACGCGGGAGCATCCCCCGCGCTTCCTTGATTGGCAGTACCATCCCCTTTAGCGGGACGCATAATTTACAGGGGCTCTGGTTCCCCTTCGCCGTCACCCCAAGCCCACTCGTACTCCACTCCACAGCAACCCCAACCTCCTCGACACCCATGTTTTCCATCGCGGTCAGTTGGCCCTCGTTGTGGGCTCGTATGACTTCGGTTCGCGCCAGCATCTCGGCGCGCACCCTGCCTATCCCGTCGACGTCCTGCCGAAGGCGCCTTGCGATATCCCACGGACTCTCTCCCTTTATAAACCCGTCTACCAATGTCCGCCGCATTTGCGTGGCCATCGCTTCGGTGATCCCCTGGAGATCACTAAACGCCCGCCCCGCCAACAATTGCACCCGCTCAACTGATGCGGGATTATTAAAACTTTGTTGAAGGAATTCTTTTTTTGTTCCTGCGTAAAAATCCATCCTGGATTCAAGTTCTGGTTTCCGAACCGCATCGAACGCGGCTCCCATCCCTTCTTTGTACGTCTGCTGGATGTAGCCATCCAGCCACTGCTCATCGGTGAGTTGCTTGCCCGTATTGGCAAGGATTGATATCGTGGATTGTGTTTTCAGCCACGCGATAAATTCCTTGAGTTTATCGGCATCGCCGAGAAACTTCCAGGCGGTGTTGTGGATCAGTCGATCTCGTCCCAAATATTGTCCAGAATCTTGTCGTCCTCGTCCGTCATTATTGGTGGGTTTTCCGAATCTTTTTTCGACATATGCATCCAAAACCTTTCGCGAGCGTGAACCATCTTTGAGGTCAAATTCCATTCTCAGGGACCTACCGTTACGTTTCCATTCCTTCCGGCCCTTATCCGTCTTCATTAAATCTGATAGCATCTTGCTATCGCCGCGATCCCCCGTAAACCTTGGCGCGTCGGGTATTTTTGCGTCATACCCTAATCTGGGCCATGTGTAATATCCATT